TTCAATACACAAACACAAACACATACATATACACATACATAAACCCATACAAGATGCCTCCGCCCCAGTGGCGGAGGGTACAGTCAACAGGTGCCGCGCATTACCACATGCGCCGCGCTGCTTGGCGGAGCTCCAGAGTTCCGCACACCAGCAACGTTCCTGTCACTTTTGGTGTTCCTGATAGCGCCCGCAAGGAGGACGCTATCAGTTTGCGCAAGGACATTCTTGGTCCTCTGATTGCAGGTCACATTCCTGTCGTTCCGGACCAATCGCGCAAAAACTTGTTAGCTGCATTTGACAAAAGGTGTAATTACACCAGCAGCAAACGAGTAGACCCGAAAGTGATCAGAGCAAGTTTAGCCTTGCTTGACAAGATATCACCTGGTGAGTGGGACCCTTTGGTCCACGACAGAATTTTGTTCGAGAAGTGGAATAGCCAGTTTGACGTGCGCAAACAGGCCCGCCATGTCAAAGCCTATAAGAAAATTGACGCCATCACCACTGGCGAATTTTCTGACAAGCAAATCTTTGTCAAGGTCGAGGCACTGTTGAAGCGTCATGATGGCAACGCCGCTCCTCGGATAATTTATCAGTCGTCGGACTTGCACAACGTTCTTCTTGGCCCTGTCATGTGGCAGTGTACCAAACGGATGTTTTCTTGCTTTGAGCATGAGACTTCTCGCAGAGGCCCCAGCTACATGGGTGCTTATGCTAAGCAGTCTCCGGCTTTGGTTGAGAGGATACACCGTGCGGGCACAGACAAATCTGTTTACGTAGAATCGGATTTTTCGAGTAACGACATGACACAGCTTGAAGATGTGCATCTTCTGGAGATCGCGTGGCTGGCGCGTTTCGGAGCACCTAAGTGGTTGACCGGCCTTATGCATGTGGCTAACGAGTTCAAAGGAACCAGCCACAAGCACAAAGTGAAGGTTGTCATAAAGCACCAGCTCCCCACTGGTGCTCAGTCCACTACGTTCCGGAATTCCATGTGGAATGCGTCCATCAATTTCTGCTGGGCTTCAGAGCACGGGTTTGAAGGAGATGTGCTCATCTTGGGTGACGACATGCTCATGCGTTTGGACAATCCTGGTTGTAGGAGACAACAGGTGCGTCGATCGTACGAGTATGTTTGCAAACTTGCTGGCATGGATGCCAAAGTCCAGGTCCGTAAGCACCTGAGTGAGTGCGAGTTTCTGTCTAGGCAGTTTCTTCCTGACGACCGTGGCTCTTTTGTCATGGCGCCAAAGTTGGGCAAGGCGGTAGCGCGCTTTAACGTTAGGGCATCCAGCAATGAGGCCTTGTCGGACGATGAGTACATCGCTGGCAAAGCTTTGTCCTATGCGTTTGAGTTTCGCTTCGTCAGGCCCATTTGCAATCTCTTCTTGCTCAAATTCGCCGAATTTGAGATAGATGAGCCACGGCTTGATGCGTTGGGGTGGAATGCCAAAGGCCAGTTTCTGGCCCTTGGTTACGCCGGTATTGAGGCTTCCATTGACTGTGCTCGTTCTATCTCTCGCGATAGTATGACACAGTTTTATCATTGGAAGTATAACCTCACCGCAACTGACGTTATCGAGCTGGTGACTAAATTGCTTTTTGGCGACCGGGACCTTGAGCCTGGTGAAATTGGATT